TAGAGACAGAAGTCTCGAATATTAGCTATCTAAAAGAAGTGTTCGAAACAGAACGCGGAAGGAATTGCTTGTACGACCTGTGCAAGAAATTTCACTATTTCAGTTCCTCTTATCAAGGTGATGTTAACGATATGCTGTTCAGAGAAGGTGAACGGAATGTGATCAATTACATCATGACAATGCTAAAACAAAACCCAGCAAAAATACTGGATGAATTTCGTAGACGACAACAGGAGGAAATGGAGTATGAAAATTAATTTTTGGAAATTTCTGGTACACTTATTACATGATAATCGGGGAAGTGTATCACTTACAGGAGGAGATGCCGGAGCTAGTGCAGGAGATGGAGCTGGCGATAGTGGACTACCTGCTGGAGCAGATGGGGGACAAACCGCAGTTGTTGATGAAAACGTCGATCCTGCCGGTGGTGTCGCCGACGGACCAGCTGTACTTTCTAATCTGTCGGAAGAAATAAGACAGGATCCAAGCCTAAAAGTTTTTATGGATGACAAAGGTAACGTAAACTACGAAAACCTGGTCAAGTCATACGTTCATGCACAAAAGAAGATGGGTGAGAAAGGAGTTAAACTCCCTGACAACCATTCTACAGACGAGGAATGGGCTAACTTTTACAATATGGTTAGACCATCTGAAATCGACAAATATGAGTTAAACAATAGTCTTAACGAAGGGGTATCATTAGATGAAGAATTATTCACAGGTTTTAGAGAAACTGCGCATAGAGCTGGACTCTCTCAGAAACAAGCTCAGGGTATTCTTGACTGGTTTAATGGAGTTAGCGCAGAGAGTCAGGCAACTATCTCCAGCCAAAAAGAAGAAGGATATCAAAAAGAAGTAGAAGCTTTGAAGGCAGATTGGGGAGAAGGCTTCCAAAGAGAAGTTGGACTTGCCAGCCGAGCCTTAAAAGAGTTTGCTGATGAAGATACAGTTAAGTACCTAAAGGACTCAGGTCTTGATGGTAACGTCAAATTAATACGTCTTTTCAACAAAATTGGTCATGGACTTGTCGAAGATAAGTTCGATAACGAGTCTCACGGTACATTCGGCGTCACAAAAGAGGATGCTCAACGCAAGATGGCGGCAATTTACGCTGATCAATCTCATGCCTACTGGGACAAGGAACATCCTTCGCACAAATTTGCAGTCGAAGAAATGATGAAATTACAAGAAGCTACACTTAGATAGTATTGACAAAAATCGGCACAGTGATATCCTATTGTGAAGTATTCCTTGGGACAATCGCTCTGCCGATCCTTTTTTAGTGGAAGCTAGGAAAGACCCCTTGTTGGACAATCTTACCGAAAACAATTTGAAATTTTATTTTACTAACCTTTGGAGGATATTATGTCTCAACAAATCCCTACGGCACACGTAAAGCAATATAGCGCTAACGTGTTCCATTTATCACAACAGAAAGGTTCTAGACTTCGTGCTTTCGTAAGACAAGAAAGTTTAAACGGAAAGTCTGGTTTCTTTGATAGAATCGGGCAAGCTGTTGCTCAAAAGAAAGTATCTCGTCACAGTGATACTCCACAAATCGACACTCCACATAGTAGACGTAGAGTCACTATGGTGGACTACGAATATGCTGATCTAGTTGATGATCAAGATAAAATTCGTACAATTTTTGATCCAACGAACCCATATGCTCAAGCAGCTGTTTGGGGTCTTGGACGTGCTATGGATGATGAAATCATCTCTGGTGCTTTAGGTACTGCTTTTGGTGGTGAAGAAGGATCAGTTTCTGTTTCTCTTCCTAACTCTCAAAAAGTAGCTGCTCACGATGGTGCTACTGCTACAGGTGTTAACCTTAACGTTAGAACTCTTCGTAGAATCAAAGAGAAATTCGATGCAAACGATGTTGATGAGTCTATCCGTAAATACGGTGCTATCACATCTTCACAACTTCAAGCTCTACTTGCTGAAACTGAAACTACTAGTTCAGACTTCAACACTGTTAAGGCTTTAGTACAAGGTGACATCGACATGTTCATGGGCTTCAAGTTTATCAGAACTGAAAGACTTGGACGTTCAAGCTCTAACATCACTTATGATGTAGCTGATGGTTCTGTTGGTGCAGGTGCTGGTACTATTACAGCTGCTAACTCTCGTCGTTGTATCTTCTGGGCACAAGACGGTGTTCTTCTTGCAGTTGGTATGGATATCAAAGTTGATATCGGTCCAAGACGTGATAAATCAATGGCTACTCAGGTATACGCCGCTTTATCTCTTGGTGCTACCAGAATGGAAGAGGAAAAAGTAGTTGAGTGTCTTTGCTCTGAATAATAACTTGGGGTAATCCCTAATTAGTGAGGTATTAAAATGGCAACATTAAATGCAACAAACTACCAAGCTTCAAGGGTTGATGAACCCGCAAGCAAGGTTAGTGTTAAAGAACAACACGGACGATTGAGAAGACTTTACGACTCAATCACTTTATCAGCTGAATTAGCGTTAAACGACGTTATCAAAGCTGGTGTACTTCCTTCGGGAGCTAAAATCATGGACGCTAGACTTATCTTCCCTAACGATGGTACTTCTGGTCAACTTGACTTTGGATGGGCTTCTAACGGAAGTGATGCCGCTGATCAAGACGGTCTTTTCGCAGGCGCTACTGAAGGTGACTTCGGTGCAGGTGCTATCGACGCTAAGATGCTTGGAACAGCTGCTGGTTACAACATGGAGTTCGCTGCTGAAACAGAGCTAGAACTATTCTGTGTTGAAGCTTCTACAGCTTCTAACGGTAATCTTTTACAATGGGAAGTAATCTACTTAGTAGATTAATTCATACCGTATCTACTCTGACCCTCTGGTTAACGCCGGGGGGTCTTTTTATATTGAGGTTTAGATGGCAGCAACCAACGAAGATATTTGTAATTCGGCGTTAGCTAAACTAGGAGCCGAAGAGATAACAAGTCTGAGTGATAACACACGCCGGGCTAAACTCTGTAACAGACAATTTACCAAGATAAGAGACAGACTTCTTAGATCTCACCCTTGGAACTTTGCAATCAAGAGAGCTTCTTTGACTGCAAATGGTAACACTCCTGCGTTTGAGTACGAGCAAGAGTTCGACTTACCGGCTGACTATCTTAGGGGAGTTAGAGAAGAATACAAAGATACTGACTGGAAAATTGAAGGTCAAAAACTTTTAGCAAATCAAGAAACAATTAATTTAGTATATATAGCTCAGATAACGGATCCCACAGAGTTCGATCCAAGTTTCGATGAGCTTCTAGCTACACAACTAGCTTACGAACTAGCTTACCCGATGGTTCAAAGCAGCTCGTTGAAACAGTTAATGAAAGAAGAGTTAGATGAACTTAAACGTGATGTTAGATCATTCGACGCTCAAGAGGGGTTCCCAGAAGAATTGGAAGCAAATGAGTTCCTTATAGCGAGGCAGTAGTGAGTAAATTCAATAAAGGACAAACTTCTTTTTCAGCTGGTGAAGTTAGCGATAAATTCAAAGGTCGTACTGACCTAGAAGAATATTCACAAGCCTGTGACCGATTGGAAAATTTTGTCGTTCAAAGGCAGGGTGGTGTTGTAAAAAGACCTGGCTCTAGGTACATCTCCGACTTAGTAGCCGTACAGTTTGAGGGGGACAGGATCGTCCCTTTCTCATTTTCTAAAACGGAGAGCTATATATTAGTATTCAATTCGCTTACTGCTTCATTAACTCCTGCAAGGATATTCAAATCTGATGGGACAGAAGCTACAGTGGACTTTACCGACTTTATATCTGTTGGGACTATCTCTGGATACGATCCTAAAAACTGGAAGTACGCTCAGTCAGGTGACATACTTGTACTAACGTATTCTGAACCAGGGAGTGCAGGTGAATCATCTTCTACAGAAATTACTTCAACTACTGGAATTGCTCCAGTTATGTTGTTTAGAACTGATCCTGATACTTTTTCTCTCGTATCTTTTAGCGATCCTAATTTTTTAACTAGGATCCCCAGCGTCGGTAAGGTTAACCCGGCAATCAATAGACCTTATCTAGATCCAAACACAGATCCAGATCTTAGAATGTATATTGATAACGTAAGCGTCGGAACAGGAAGACTTCTATCCATAGTGGATAGTAACAACGATCCTGTACCTTTCTTTAAATTCGGACACACGTTCGGACCTACTGGGACACTCGATAGGGTGGGAGCTTTTTTTAAACTATCCGACGGTACTAGAACAGGTGTTGTATATGGTGAAGGTTGGTTCAGTGATAAACTACAGGTGTCAGGTGACATTGATATAGCTACAGATGTAGTTACTTCAACAGGTCATGACTACCGTACTAGAGATAGAATTAGATTGAACCAAACAGGGGCACCAGGAACTACTGATCCCGTTATTTCGGGACATCCTCTCACATCTGATGGGTATGGCATTTTCTACTGTCGGGCTTTAACAGCTAATACGTTAGCTTTCTATACAACGCTGGCTGACGCTGACGCTGATACAAACAGAATCGACTTTACTGATGCAGGTGATAGGGGAATAAGGCTTCAGGCGTATGAGATGTCTGATATCAACGTTACAGTTGAAGTGGAGCTTCCAGCTGCCTTTATAAACGCAACAGGGGCTACAGATGACTGGCAGGAATCAGCATGGTCAGGAGAGCAAGGGTTTCCTAGAAGTGTAGCGTTCCACGAACAAAGACTTTTCTTTGGTGGAACATTCAAGCAGCCTGATACCATTTGGGGCAGTCAAGTAGGAAATATTTTCAACTTTATGGCTAGGAGACTAGACCAAGATACAACTACTCCAACTACAAACACAACTACTCCGGCTCCAAGGTCGGGACAACCTTTCGTATTAAGCGGGGATGTCCTTCCTACAGATCCGGTAGGCTTCACGATAGCGTCGAAGCAAGCAAATATTATACAATGGCTAGAGAGCCAGAACGCTCTACTAGTTGGATCACTGGGATCGGAGTACACCATTACTGGTGGAGATTCTATAATTTCAAACGAAGCAATCTTCGTAAAAAAGCAGACAGACTATGGATCAAACAATGTGGAAGCTGTTTCTGTTGGGAATAGCACTTTATTTGTTAGTAGAGATGGTCGTCGAGTTCGTAATTTTAAGTTTAATAGAGATAACGGTTCCTATATATCTCTCAACCTTAATCTCTTAGCTGAACACATTGTCTTTAGGGGCTTTGACGGAGCAGCCTCTTCTACTCTAAAGAATGTAGAATTTGTAGAAATGCACTATCAACCAAGTAGAGATACTGTGTGGTGCCTTACTTCAAACGACGAACTTGTAGCACTAACTTTATCTAGAGAAGCAAATATAACAGCGTGGCACTATCACAGCACACGCTCAGGTGATAAAATTAAATCTCTTGCAGTGATCCCATCAAGCAATGGTACATATGATGAGCTTTGGGTAATTGCAGAGAGAAGTATTAACGGGTCTACCGTTAGATATTTAGAAAAAATGGGTGACGATTTCGAGCATGATGTATTGAATAATACCTCATCCGACGACGACGATACTCCTTGGTACAGCGACAGCGCACTCAAGGTTACACTTGGATCAATGACTAATATTGTTACAGGTCTATCTCACCTTGAAGGCGAAACAGTTGATGCTCTAGCGGGGGACACAATCGACAAGGGGTTGGTTGTAGCTGGAGGTCAAATTACACTAAGCAGTTCCTATCCTGCAGGAACTGTAGTCGTTGTAGGTCTTCGTTACCTATCTCGTCTAAGAACATTAGACGTAGAGGCAGGAGGTGACTTTGGAACAAGTCAAGGGGCTAGACAGAGAGTTGATCAACTTAGAGTTAGGCTGTATAAATCTCAAGGCGGATCTTATGGAAACGCCAATCAAACAACTTTATTCGACTTAGAGTATGAAGATAACAACGTAGTGACAGAGATAAGACGACTAGACTTTGAAATAAGTCCAGACATGGACAATCAAATTCTTATCGAACATGACGATCCTGTTCCTTTCAATATAGTAAACATAGTACATAGAGGAGTCTCGTATGATTGATATCAAGAGCTTCTCCTGCGACCACCTAGAGGTGTTTGAGCCAAAGGGTCAGTTTGAAGATCTACATAGAGATATGGAGAGGAATTTACTAGATATTAGTAAAACCATTTTGACCATATTTTTTGGTAGTCGTGTATTAGCTATTGTTGGTGTCACTAAGTTTAGAGAAGGCGTTGGGGAAGTTTGGTTACTACCAAGCGTACATGTAGATGAGCATAAGATAAGTTTTTACAAAACTGTTAAATCTCTTATTTATAATTTTGTATTCCCTAAAATGAACTTCCATAGACTAGAGATAGCTATATTAAAAGGGTGGGAAAAAGGAATGAAGTGGGCAAAATCACTAGGCTTTAAAGAGAGTCATACGTGTGAAGCTTACGATACTCACATGCGAGATCATGTGATCTTTTATAGGATAGAACAATGGCAGAAGGCGCAGCGGTAGCATCAATTGTCGGTACTGGGTTTAGTGTTTTCGGACAACTGAAACAGGCTAAGGCTCAGAAAGAAGCAGCCGAAGCTCAGGGAAGGGCTAAACAAGCACAGGCTTTTGAATTATTAAGAAGATCAGAATTTAACATCGACCAGCTCCAAGAAGAAGCTGAGCGGTTCAAGGCTAAACAAAGAACAGCCTTCGCTGCCAGTGGTGTAGATGTAGGTTCAGGGGTATCCTTGGTGCAATTGGAGCAATTAAATAGAGACCTAGTAGAGGAAGTGCAAGTACAAAGAGAGGAAGCTCTATTCAAAGCAAGAGCGTTAGAAGCAGGAGCTGATGTAGATACCCGACTTGCTGGGGATATAGAGAGGGCAGGTAACCTTAGTGCTTTCGGGACAACACTAGCTGGAGCAGGTAGTGTACTAGGAAGGAGTAAATAATGGCTAAAATACCTACCTCTGCATTTAATACAAGAATAAGTCTAGATGTACCTAGAACACCTACGAGGTCTATAGCTTCAGCAGGAATAGTTGAGCAGGCACAGACTAAGGCTTTAACGGGAGCAGCCGAATTTGCCGAAGGTATCGCAAAAAGAAGAGCGCTCTCTGAGAGAGATGCGTTCAGTGATAAAAACTCGATTGACTTTGCTTTAGACTCTCAGAACATTATAGACAAAAACAAGCAATCCTTTTCTGGCGAGAATACTAAGGGTTTAACTGAAGCTACTCGTTTAGAGATGGAAGAGAACCTAAACAAAAGATTGTCAGAGGCTCCAAGTTCCGATGCGGGCAGAGCCTTCGAAAGACAGGCTAAATCACAGATGCAGGGTAGACTTACTCGACTACAGGCTTTTGAAAACCAGAAGATATCTGAGTTCAACAGACAATCAGTAAGGGACACTACTTCTAATATTGCTTATTCTCAGTTCCAGGCTCCAGACCCAATCGAAGCTGAAAACCTTTTAAGACTTCATACACAAAATATTGATAAGAAAGTAGGAAATGACTTTACTGCACAGGAAGGGGCTTTGCTTAAGGCAGAGGCTAGACTGAAGGTAGCTTCAGGAACCATCTTCGCTATGATGAGAAATGGAGAACACCAGAAGGCAGCTGAGTTAGTACAGAAGAATTACCTTGGAGCATTTGACGAGAAGAGTGCTGAGAAGATGCTTAAGACTATTCAAGGAAAAGCAGTTAAAGCCACTAACGATGAGATAAGACTTCTTAAGGAAACAGAAAGGCTTCAGAAGAAAGAGTTTAAGGATAACGAAGAAAAGCTACTACAGCAATTATATATAAAGGCAGCTAGCGGAGAAAACGTAGAGGCTGAAATAATTGAGAGAGTTAGGAATAAGGAGATCTCACCTGGTAAGTTAACGTGGATAAGAAGAGAGATCATGAGTCCTAACCAGAGAGAGACTGATGATAAGGCTACATTTAATATAACTCAACGGCTTACTACCGGAGAAGATATTGATGAGATCAGAGAAGATGTTATTAATGCTACAAACTCGGGACAGATGTCCACTAAGAATGGCGCTAAAATGCTTAAAACAATTGAGCAGAGAAAGAAACGTTTAGTATCAAATCCTTTAGATAGACGTAAGTTAAAGCTTGCTGATCAGATGTTGAAAGGAGCCTTCCCTACAAAAACACCTATAGGAGGAGTTAAAATACCTGAAGCTGAACAGGAGCTAGTAGAGTTAATAGTAAAAAGAGATCAGATGGTTGAACAAGGTGCAGATCCTATTCAAGCTACTCGAGCTTTAATTAAACAAGCTCTAAGCCAAAGGACGGATAAAATACCTGTTGTACCTAGTAATTTACAAGATGACCCTTCTTTAAATGATAAGTCTATTAGACGTATTATTAGAGATAAACTTAAGAGAAAAGAAATTAACAAACAGCAAGCTGTTAAATATTTAGAAAGACACAAAGCCATGATAGAAGAGTCTAAAGTTAAAGACGAACTAGATGTTGATACTTTGTTACAATTAAGAGGCACAAATGGTCAATTTAACCGATAAGACAGTAAGGAACTCTCCCACTTTACAGCATATAGCAGAGATACCTCCAGCTATTGGACAAGGTTTAATGAAATCAGTCCAAGAAACAGGAAACCTCGCTATCGATATGGCAGACTGGGTGGACGACAAAATAGGTTCAGGAGAGCTGATAGATCCAGACGACAGAATTTCTTTTGCCGACAACCCAAGAAATGTATATCAGCCTGAAACAAGTACAGGAAAGGTTGTATCAGGAATTTCAAACTTCCTATTCCCTTTTGGAGCAGCCTCTAAGGTAGCTAAAGGTATTAAAGTAACAGGTAAGATAGCTAGAATAGCTAAAGCAGGTACGATTGGAGCAGCCGTTGACTTTGCTGCTTTTGATCCGCACGAACAAAGGTTGTCTAATTTAATGCAGAAAAACCCTGAACTAGCTAACCCAATTAGCCAATTTCTTGCTGCGGACAAGGACGATACAGCTGCAGAGGGAAGGTTCAAGAACGCTCTTGAGGGAATAGTTCTAGGGATTGGATCAGATGTTCTTATCGAAGGTCTTACTAAAGGTATTAAGGCTGTTAGAGGGAATCGTATCGCTAAAAATACTATAGATGACAGTGATAAACTAATGAAGAAGGCTGAAGAAGCTGAAATCGATATTACGGGCGACGATGCTCCAGCTGAGTTAGAGAAATTACAGAAAGAAATTAAAGCGGAAGAGATTGGAATTGATCCAGATCTCGAAGCTAAATTTGAAGACGCTTTTGATGCGACTAAGCCGGACGAAGACTTTGCTGGTAATATTAATCTAAATAAAATTAGATCGAGTGAAGATGTAAAGAAAATCATATCTACTACTGCTGAAGCTTTTAAAGGTGAAATAGATGAGGCTCGTAGGGGTGTCATCAAAGACCAAGAAGTTAGGGCATTAGCCACGGATCTAGGTTTATCAAGTGAAGATCTACTTTCTAGAGGCGTAGGCGAAGCGTTCAACGCTGAACAGTTAATAGCAGCTAGACGACTTCTTAATACTTCTGCTGATACAGTATTTGATTTATCGGAAAAGGCTTTTAAGGAAGGGGCAGATGAAGTTGACTCAGCGACTTTCCTAGTAGCATGGCAGAGGCATAAAGAAATACAGTCTCAGGTCTCTGGTGCAGTAGCTGAAGCTGGTAGAGCCTTAAGATCACAACAGTTTGAAGTAGGTAAATTAGGTTCAAAACAGAAGGCTAGGTATCTAGAAGATATGATGAAATCTCTCGGCGGCGAAGCTGGAGTTAAAGAGATTGCTGGGAGAATAAAAGAATTAAAAGAGTTAGGCGGTACTAAGGCATTAGCCGATGTAGCTAGACGCTCTAACGGCAGGTTCATAAAAGATGCTGTGTTTGAAACATGGATCAATAGTTTATTATCAGGTCCGAAAACACATCTAACCAATATCCTATCCAACAGCACGGTCCTAGCAGGGAGTGTCGTTGAAACAGGTTTTGCTAGAGCATCCTCGATAGCTTTTGGTGCGAAAGACTCGGTACAGGAAGGGGAAGTATATGCTCAAATATCTGGTCTTTTTGCTGGCTTTACTGATGGGATGCGTTTGGCTGGAAAAACTATCAGGGAAGGTGTTCCCGCTAGTGCAGCCACTAAATTAGATGAAGCTCCTCTACCAACATTATCAGCTGACAGTTTAACGTCACAGTTTCCAAAGTTAGATAATTTACTAAGAGAGCAAGATGGGTCTCTCAATACATTAGGTAAAGGGGTAGATCTTTTAGCTAATGT